AGATGGTTTCCGACGTGGGCACGTTCCTTTACATCGACCGGCGCCGGCTGGCCGACGAGCGCTGCGCGAAGAACATCAACGAATTGGTCCCGTATATCTACGACACGAAGCGCACGCTCGCGATCATCGGCCGCGACGACAAAACCATTGTCGCCACCATCAACGATCCCAGCGACCCCAATTCCGACGTGACGCTCGGCAAATACGGCGTGACCGTAAACGTCGGCCCTGCCAGCGAAACCAAGCGGACGCTCGCCAACGAGCAGATGATGGCTTTCGTGAACGCGATGCCGCAAGCTGCCGCGGTCGTCATGGATCTGGTCGCCGAAGCGCAGGATTGGCCGAAGTCGGGCGAATTCGCCAAGCGCTTCCGGATGATGCTGCCTCCAGGCACAATTCCGGCCGACGAAATGACGCCGGAACAGCAGCAGGCCGCGCAAATGCAGGAGCAGATGGGCGCAATGCAAGCCGAACTCGAAAAGGCGATGGCCGACGCAGAATTGGCGGGCAAGCAGGCCAAGGCAGCGAACGACGAGGCCCGAGCCCGTCTCGCCGAAGCGCAGGCGTATAAGGCGATCATGGACGCGCGCAGCCGCGCTGCCGACGTGGACGCGAAGAACATGGAACGGGAGGCCAAAATCGACGACATGGAATTCCGCGAAGTGATGGATACCCTCGACCAGAACAATCGACTTGCCGCCGAAGATCGGGACTTCGACGAAAGGGTGCAAGAACGCCAAACCCGAAATGCCACTACCAACGGAGAACAAAGTGATGATTGATGCAGATAAGGCTGCGGCTGAATTCGAGGCTTTCGCCAATTCTGGCGAAGTGGAAGTGGGTGACAGCAACGTCCCCGACCAGCCGGAAGAAAAGCCGGCCAAAAAGCGTGCGCCGGCAAAGCCCGCCGAAAAGGCGCAGCCTGATCCCGAGCCCGAAGATCAGGTCGACGACGATGAAGATGATGGCGTTGAGGAAGAAATCGACGACGCTGAAGATGATTCGGATGACGAGGACGGCGACAAGCCGAAGAAGTCTGCACGCGATCACCAGATTGAACGGCTCAAGCGGGAAAAGGCCGAACTCGCGCGCCAGCTTCGCGAAACCGAACGGGCGAAAACGCAAGAATTGGCCGAGCGTCTGGAAAAACTCGAAAAGGGCTTGCAGGGCGATAAATCCAATGATAATCAGAACACCGAGACACCTGCTCCCGATCCAAATGATCTGGACAAGTATCCCCTCGGGCACCTCGACGCCGATTACATCGAGGATAAGCTTGAATGGCTGGCTGAAACAAAAGCCACCAAACAAGCCGACGCGGTCCTGCAACGTCAGCAGGAATATGAGCAGCAGACCGAACTTCTCAATAAGGTCGATCAGCTTTCTACGCGCGGCACCGAAATCTTTGACGATTTTCAAGAAAGCGTGGTCGAAGCCGGCATGAGAGGCGATTGGGATCTTTCCCAGCCGACCTTCGAAGCTGCTCATGAGGCCGATAACGGTGCTCAAATCCTTTACAACTTGGCGCAGGACACCAAGGAAGCCACTCGCGTTGCGCGGATGACACCCTTCCAGCAGATCAAGTATGTGCAGGAAAAGGACGCCGAAATCAGCCAGAGCAAGACCCCTCGGCGCAAGCCGCAGGCGGGCGAGCCACCGAAGAACACCGCGCGAGGGGCGAATTCCCGAACGCACATCAATCCGGCCACCGATAACCTTGACGATTTTGAAAAGGCATGGGCGGCGGACGAACGCAAAGGTAGATAATCTGGCGGCATCGGGGATATTCCGGTCCGTCTTTCTCAAGAAGGAGTATCCCCGATGGGTGCCGTTACCGTTGAACAACAGAAGCTGGTCCTGAACGCCTTTGCGATGGTGCTTCAGAACAATCTCGTTACCTCCGATGCCGTGACCTGGAACGAATACGACGGCGAAATGGATGACCGCAACGGTCTCCAGGTGCTTGAACAGGTCACGCCGCGCTACACCGTCACCCGCACCGAAAGCGGTGTGAAGGACCTGACCGGTGGCACCGACGGGACCGTGTTCGGTTCGGAACTGTTCGAAGTGACCGGCACCTTCAACGCCAACATGGGTTGGGGCGACTTCGTCAAGATCAAGGATATCGGCTCGGCACGCGAAAGCAAGGCGCTGCTCGGTGCCGCAACGTCGATGGCCGAGCGGATTGACGCCTACGTTCTCCAGCACTCTGTGAACGCCTCGGCTGACTGGCTCGGCGATGGTTCGACCGCGATCGACGAATGGGTCGATGCGGCCGCAGCCTATGCCCGCCTCAAGGAAAATGGTGTTGGTGACAACGATCTGTCCTACATCATGAACCACACCGACGAGGTCCGCTTGGGCGACCAGATTGTGAAGCTGCCGGCTCCGGACGCATTCTCGACCGCCACCTATCGCCGTGGCTTCTCGGGAGAACTCAACGGCCAGCGGACCATGTTCACGAACCAGCTTCCGGTTCTGACCACTGGCACCCGTCTTGCGACCAGCGAAGCCCTGATCAACGGCGCCGCACAGAACGTCAACTATGCCACTGTCGCCAAGGCTGGTTCGGTTAACGGTCGTCGCATGACGCAGAACCTCGTGTGTGATACCGCAGGCACGAAAACCTACAAGGCTGGTGAAGTTTTCACTATCCCCGGTGTTTTCGCCTACGACAATCGCAAGCAGGCTGCGGTCACTCCGGCACGTCTCCAGCAATTCACGGTCGTTGCTGATGCGACCGCGGTGGCTGGCGCCGTTACCCTGGTCATCTACCCTGCGATCATCGTGCCGGGTTCGGGCTCAGGCGACAATATCAACATCAACACCGCCCACGCCACCGTGACTGCGGCTCCGGCCGACAATGCGGTGCTGACCTTCCTCGGCGCACCCAGCACGACCCTGTCGCCGCGTGTGCTGATCCAGAAGGAGGCCATCGTCGTCAACACCGTGCCGCTGGTTCTGCCGGCCTCGGATACCTCGATGCGCCGCCGTCTGTCGAAGATCCCTCTGACTGTCCGCATGTGGCAGCACAGCGACTTCCACACTGGCGCGCATAATGTCCGGTTCGACGTGGCGCTCAACGTCAACGTCCGTGACCGTGTGCGGATTGCACGCTTCAACGGCTCGTAATCAGCCCGCTCGGCGTTCTCCGGGGCGCAAGCTGATAATCCCCCTGCCGAAACCCGCACGGCAGGGGGATTTTCCTCAAAGAAGGATTTCCTCATGAGTTTCGTCCGTGAAAGGTTCACTCCGAAGCCGATGGCAGCGAATGCTTCCCTCGTGATACATGGACCGAATATCGGCGGTTTCCTCGCCAAGACGGCCGGCACGATTACGATTGTCAGCAAGGATGATCGAGGCGTTTCCGACGTGACCTTGGTTGACGCCGTGCCTGTGGCGGCTGGCGCTTATACCCCGCTCCCGATAATGGTTCCGGCGGGCGGATACACGGTCACGCTCGCAGGCGGCGCTAGCGGCACACTGATGGTTTAAGGAGAACTGGAAGTGGAAAAGATCAGCGCACCTGCATGGTTCTATGGCCCGAACGGCCAAGCCAAAATCTTCGACGATCTGAGCGATGTGCCAGCCGGCTGGCAGGATCATCCGTTCCAGGTCGACGAAAAGCCCGCCGCGGCGAAGCGCAAGCCCAAACCTGAATTGCTCGATCTTTAAACGAAAGAACCTGCCATGAAGAAGTGCGATAGCAAGAAAATGCCCATGAAGATGATGGGCGGCAAAGGCTATAAGGCCAGCGCCAAGAGCGCGAAAGCTTCGAGCAAAAAGATGACCGCTCGGCGCAAGTAATTATGGAGCGCTTCTGTGACCTTGGTTTCTTCGATCATCAATGACGCTTTCCGCGAGAGCAACATTCTGCCTCTCGCGAAGGCTCCGACTGCGGCACAGGAAACAGAAGCGCTCAGGCTGCTCAACCAGCTTTTATCAGCCATCTACGGCGATGAAGCTGGCGAAGGGCTACAAGATTGGCCGCTCGGTAACTTCGGCCGTGAGAGCCCCGCTTACAATCTCGGCTGGACTGACGAGCACATTGATCGCCCGCAGATCAATCGCCGGCTGATCGCGGTCAACGAACAAGCCAAGACGGTCCACCTCACGCTGTGGCCGCAAGACGGCTCGCGAATGGGGATCGCCGATCCGTTCGGGCGCTTGGCTTCCGTGCCTGTCACTCTCGACGCCAACGGGCGCACGATCGAGGGCGCGGCAACGCTCCTGCTCGATACCAACGGGCTTTACCGCGAGTGGTTCTATCGCGCGGATCTCGGCAACTGGATGCGCCTCACCGGCGTCCTCGCAACCGACGAAATGCCGTTTCCGCCTGACTTCGATATCTTCTTCACGATCCTTTTGGCTATGCGCGTCAATCCTCGCTACGGGCGGATGATGGACCCGCAGAGCGCGGAAACGTTCAAGGGCCAAAAGAAATCTTTCGTCGCACGCTATCTGCAAGTGATGCCGCTTGAAGTCCTCGACGATATCTCATGGCCTTTCATGTCGACGCAGTCCTATGACCAGCAGCGCGAATTCTCGTCGAGCCGCGCATTCAACAGGGGTAGCTACTTCGGGATCGGAAATTAGCGCATGGTCGATATTCCTCTCTCGCGCAGCGACTATCTTCGCAATGTGGCGAAAGAAGCCCGCATCCTCACGCGCAACCGCTACTTCGAGCAAAATCCTGTTTTGAGCGAGACGCAGGCGGCGCTGATCGCACGTCCTGGGTTGCGGCGCTGGTTAGAAGTCGGCGACGGGCCAATCCGCGGCATCTACAGTCAAGCGGGCAGCTTCAGTGACGCGCTGTTTGTTGCCAGCGGCGAAAACCTCTATCGCGTCGGGACAAACAGCGCAGTGACGCTGATCGGGGCGATCCCGAGCGCGAGTCCTACGTCAGCGGTCGTTATGGCCGCGACCAGCAACATCGGCGTGACGCCGGCCAATCTGTTTGTCGCCTCGGGCTCGTCGCTCATGTGCTACATCGAAAACGGCTATGCGCGCGGCACCATCACAGGCACGCCTGCGAACACCAATGTCGTAAGGCTCGGCAGCAGCTATTACCAATTCACCAATGCCAGTGTCAATGCAGGCACACCGGCCGGCACGGTCGCAAATCCGTGGCTCGTGGCTTTGGGCGCTTCGGCTGCGGATGCGTGGACGAACCTCTACAGCGCGATCGGTGCAGCAGGCGCGGCCGGCACACAATACAGCACCGCCCTGACCATCAATCCTGATGCGCAGACGACGAACTTCACAGCGACCCAAGTCGATGTGCGGGCTAATGCTCTCGGCGCGCTCGGCAACGCTGTCGTGACGACGGAGACGGGCGGCGCTATCTCGTGGTCAGCAGGCACCTTGACAGGCGGCGGATCGCCGATCTGGTTTCAGGTCGCAACGCCCGACGACGTTGGCGTGATCAGTCTCGGCTATATCGCATCCTATGTCGTGGTCGTGCCTGCGCAGGGGCAGGATATCAACGGCCGCTTCTACTGGATTGACCCAGGCGAAACGAGCATCGACCCTCTCGACTTTGCAACAGCCGAGCGCGCTCCAGATCCGATTTCCGGCGTGGTGATCTTCGGGGACCAATTCTGGCTCCCAGGAGACAAGACGACTGAAACTTGGTATTTCAGCGGCAACGAGGACGCGCCAGTGCTGCGAGTGCAGGGTGTTGTCTTTGACCGCGGCGCGTGGGCAGGAACCGCTATCCAAGTCAAGGACAGCATGATAATCGTGGACAACGAAGGAGCGGTGTTCCAGATCGCAGGCAGTCCCAAGCGCATTTCGCGTCCGGATATCGAAGAACGAATTCGCAAGGCAATCGCCGTGCAAACACTAAGGGGTTTCTGATCATGTCGATTCAGTGGGCAGACGATTTCAGCCGCTACGGCACAGGGTCCGCAAGCCGCACCGCGATGCTGGAAGGGCTCCCTTACGCCAATATCGCGTCGGCTTCAGGGAGTCGCGGAGAAGTCGTTGCTGATCCCGATCCAAACGAAAGCGGCCGTGCATTTCGGCTCCCCCCTGGCGGCATAAGCTGGCAAAATCAATTCCGCATTGCGTTGCCTACGGTTATCAGCGCGACCGGCCGGATTGCCTGCCGCTTGTGGCAGGTGCAGCTTCCTACCTCTACCAGCGAACGCCCCACGATTGGTTTCCAACGCGGAGACAATTCCCCAGTCGCTTATATGTTAATCGAGCAGAACGGCTCTATTACAGTTAACGGTCGGGTTGCTGGGGTGGATACTCAGGTAGCCGATAGCATTAACCCGATTGTTTCACCTGCTTCTTGGAACCATTTCGAGTTTGCTCATAACAGGGCTACCGGCGCAGGTTCTGTGCGGGTCAATGGTGTCGAGCGTTTGACGTGGACAGGGGTAGACACAGCCAACAATCTTGAGTTTGCTCAGATTACTGCGGCAAGCGGCAATACCTTGGGCCAGATCGTCCATGTGAAGGATCTCGTGATTTCGGACAGCGTCGGCACCGTCAACAACGGCGTCAACGGCACCGTCATCGTGCGGCGCTTGAGCCCGAGCGCAGACAACACGCTTGGCGGCTGGACCCCGAGCACTGGCGTTACCGGCTTCCCCCTGCTCGATAAGGACGCGCCGAATGACGCGACTTATATGAGCGGGAATGACACGCCGCCCGCCCCGATGGCTTTCGCTCTCGACAATCTCCCTCCCGATATCACCAGTGTTCGCGCGCTGTTGTCGGTTGTGCGGATGCGCAAGATCGACGGCGGGGACGCCACGGTAGAAAATTCGCTGTCGCCGAATGGCGTGAATTGGGACGCTGGAGCCGATCGCCCGATTACGTCAGCGTTTTCCTATTACTTCGACGTGTCGGAACTCGATCCGGCAACCTCGACCGCTTGGAGCCCTACCGCAGTTGATAGCGCATTGCTGCGAATTGATCGGAATACCTAAGCCGTGGTCGCTTCGGTATCTGTCCAAGTCTCGCAAGGAGATACGGCAGTCGTTTCGTTTGCGGGGACGAGCAATGTCCTCGCTTCTCAATCCGACGTTGTTGTGGTGTTCAATATGCCATCTGTAGCCGTTCAAGCTTCGCAGGCCGATATCGCATTCGTCTCCATGTCTGCGAGCGAAGTCGAGGTTTCTCAAGCCGACGTGATCTTCATCGCGCGCGGCCGAACTGAAAATGCAACCTTG